GCAGGATGCTGTGCAGGCCATGCTCCGGCGCCACCCGCTTGCCGGCGCCGTCCTTCGCGTAGATGCTCAGCGGCAGCGTGGCGATGGTGGAGGAGATGAGCCGCACACAAGCCCAGGCCGCCGACAGCTGCAGCATGCTGCGCTGGTTGACTGAGACCCCGGAGGCCAGGTCCACGCCGAAAACGGCGGCCGAGCCAATGGGGTCGCTGATGCTGGCGGACTGGCCTCGCAGCCCATGCACGGCGGCGCGCAACCGGCCGCGCATGCGGTGGTAGAGGGTTGGTTTCATCTGCTCGAAGTTCCTGCTGTTGCGGGACTGGCGAAGAAGCCGTCCTCATCACCCGTTTCATCGGGCCTGGCGTAGCGGCCCAGGGCCATCACCGTGGCCACGATGCCGTCTATGCGTCCGTTTTCCTTGCTGGTCTTTTTGTTCGGCCGATAGTTGCCATTGCTGTCGAACAGCAGCGACACATTGCCAGCGCAGTAGCGCAGCACGGGGTTGCCTCCGTGGGCCAGCATTCCGCCGTAGACCAGCTTTTCCAGTTCCTTGCTGCCAGGCCCCATGCCGCCCGTGTTCTGCGGGATGTTGACCATGGGCAGGCCTTCGGCTATCAGCTCGTTGACCAGGTGCTGCGCATTCCAGTCATCGAAGCCCAGCTCAACGATGTCGAAGTCCTTGCCCGCCTGGACGATGACCTGTCGCACCGCGCTGTAGTCGGTGACGTTGCCCGGCGTGGCGTTCAGCCATCCCTCCTCCACCCATTGGCGATAGGAGGCCTCGTCTTCGGCCTCTTCCAGCAGCTTGGATTCGGGCACCCAGTGCCACGCCAGGACGTGGACCGTGGTTTCGCCCTCCAGTGGCGGGAACACCAGCACGAAGGCGGTGAGGTCGCGCACGCTTGCGAGGTCCAAGCCCCCATAGCAGCGCCGCCCCTTGAGCATGGCCGGCAGGAAGGGCTTGCCGCACCTGTCCCAGACCTGGATATCGAACCACCCTTCGGCGTCGTTGCACCAGATGTTGAGGTCCTTGGTCAGGAAGTTGGCCCGCGCACCCGGCAGGGCCTTGGCCTTGCGCGCCTGGGTGCGCATGTAGTCCCACATCTTGCTGCGGCCCAGCCCGGGGTTTGCCTTGGGCCAATTCCGCTCGTCGTAGTAGTCATCCCCCACGTCCAGCGTGTAGATGTAGCCGAAGAACGCATCGTCCTGGCGGCGCCCCTCAAGGATGCTGACCAGGTAGCTGCGTATCTCCACGCAGATGCCGTTGAGGATGAAGCCCGCCGTTGTGATGGCCGACAGCAATGGATCTTCACGCGCGCCCAGGGCCGACTCCATCACGTCCCACACATCGCGATTGCTGGCCGCATGCAGCTCGTCGTACATGATGGCCGAGGGGTTCAGGCCATCCAGGTGCTCGGCATTGGCCGGCAGCGGCTGGAAAACGTTGCTGTCGCCGAACTGGACCTTTTCCTGGTTGGCGCCCTCGTAAATGCGGAAGCTGCGCCGGGTGCGCTCCGAGCGGCGGCACCATCGCTTGATGTTGTCGAACGCCGGCTTGAACACCGTCATGGCCTGCGCCCGCGTGGTGGCCACCGCGTAGACCTCGGCGCCACCCTGCCCCGCCATCGAAAACAGGTACGCGCCCTGCGGCCCCTTCCAGGTGCTTTTGCCGTTCTTGCGCGCCACCTCCTCATAGGAGCGCGTGAACCTGCGCAGCCCCGTCGCGGCGTGGCGCCAGCCGTAGAGCACGGCCGTCCAGAACTTCTGCCAGGGGTCCAGCAGGATAGGCTTGCCCGTCAGCGGCCCCTTGATGTGGACAAAGAACCGCTCGATGAAGTGGATGATGTGCCAGGCGTGATCCGGCTGGAACACCAGGCCTCGGGCACCGGCCTCCTTCAGATCGCGGTAGTGCCGCAGCACTGCCAGGTAGACATACTTGCCGGTGACCACCTCATTGCGCAGCACGGGCAAACCGTAGTCCACATCCCACTGCTGCAACTGCTCAGGGATCAGTGCGTCGCACTGCCGCCGGGTAAGCTGGTAGCGTGGCTTGCGAGGGCGGCGAACAGGTCGTCCTGCTGCCCCTGCGGCCCCGCGTCTTTCCGCACCCGGGCCAGTGACGGTATGGTCAAGCATGCTTTGGGTAGCCACTGGCCCAGCTCCATTTTCAAGCGGGCCTCATCCTTGGCCCAAGGCATTTCCGTCACCCATCCCGTTTTGGATGTCTGGGTCCGGCCCTTCTCATCGCACAGCGCCACGGCCTTGAGCCAGTCGGCGAAGGTGCGCACGATCACCGCAATCGGAATGCCGGCGGTCAGGTGCTCGACCCCGGCGCGGCGCAGCGAGTCGCAGATGTACTCGTAGAGCTTTTGCTCCTCCTCGCCCAGCCGCAGCATCTCGGGCGCAGCCGGAGATTCGATTGCTCCCGGCTGACTCGCCACGTATCCAGCGCCCACGGCCGGCAACTGGACCGCGAACTCATCAGCTTTCTTGGTCATGACACTCCTAGTTAAACCCCCAGGGGGTAGTTACTGCCCGCCAGCAAAGTCCGGTGGAGCGGTCGGTTTCCAGTGCCGAGGGCCCCGACTTTTGGCACCCCCTCCCCCCTGGGCTCGGTCGAGGGCTGGGGTCGGGCACCCCCGCCGATGGGGTGGCGATGACCCTGGCAGGGGCGCCATGGGGCGATCTCCCGCACACCCATGCCCGCACCAGTGCGAGCGGGCTGCGTGCGTCCTGCGGGCTGTGAGGGCCTTTGCCGCTGGTGCGTCCTGGCCGGCGGGCAACCTCGGCCCGCCGGCCCATCAACGTCCGCGATACGCGGCCCGATGCAGGCCGCGCCGCCGCTCAAGTTCCGTCTTGGCATCGTGGTGCTCATCGCACAAGCCCTGCAGGTTGCTCGGATCGTTGGTCCCACCCTCTTCAAGGGGCACGATGTGGTCCAGCTTGTCCCATAGCCGCACGATCCCGACCTTGGCGCACTCCACACACAGCGGCGCATCGCGCTTACGCTCTTCGCGCATGCGCTGCAACGCCCGGCCAGTAAGGCGCTTGATGGCTGCCGGTCTGTTGCGCACCCAGGCTTTCTTCGGGTGCTTGGCACAACGGCCAGAGCCGTCATGCACGAGGGCGCCGCAGCCTGGATGGGTGCAGGGACGCGGGGCGGCAGATGGCATGGGCGGCCCTGAATCAGGCAGATGCCAGCTTGCTGCGCAACTCGTAGCCCATCAGGGGCCAGATCTTCTGCTCTGCGTTCTGGCGCGCGATCTTGCGGCCGATCTCGGCGTCGAAGTTCTCGGGGCTGACGCACGCGCTTTCACCCGTCACCGTGAAGCCGTTGCTCAGGACCAGTACGCAGAAGGTCAGCAGGTCGAGGGGCTCGGGCGGCGATATGGTTCCGCCCGCCTCGATGGTGAGGGCTGCAGCACCAGCGAAGCCATCGCCTGCTGTGAAGTAGTACTCGCCCACGATGTTGGCCTGCAGGTCGGCCGGCGTCACGCGCGCAGCGGTCTTGCCCTTGGCCTGAATCTCTTGCTCGATTGCTTGGTCGCTCATAGCTTCTCCAGAGGAGGAAACGAAAAAGCCCCGCAGATGCGAGGCCGTAAAGGTTTGCCGGTTACGGGTCCGGCGCTGATGGGTCAGCCGTCGAGGGTCGCGCGCCCGATTCCCAAGATCGAACGCCGTGCCGTTTACCCAGGCACGCGGCCCCTAGCTCTAGGCTTCGCGGTAATGGGGAGGCCCGGCGTTGCTCCACCTCTGTGGCGCCGGTTGGTCTTTATCACTCGTACCTCAGCGAGTCATGGGACACCGGGGATACTGCCGGATGGAGCCCAAAGAAAAGCCCCGCCGAGTCTGCACCGGGCGGAGCTGGCAAGTGATCAGCGGTTAGGGGCACTGAGCACTAGCTTGCCGCAAATGTAGCCCAACTCTCTATGGTGGAAAACTCCCCGCGCGTCGCATGTACTCACGGCCACGGGCCAGCGCCTCGCGCTCCTCCCTGATGCGTTGCTGCTCCTGCAGCCAGTGGTCAATGTACTGGTCCGCCTGGTTGAGATGGGCATGGATGGTGCTCGGCCCCTTGCCCATATTGCGGGCAATCTCTGACACACCCAGGTCCAGCAGGTAGTAGTCGTAAACCGTTGCATAGAGGTGGCGCTTTGCCTGCTCCATTTCCTGCACTGCCTTGTCCACCTCCTCGGCTTCCTGGTCGATATGAGGGATCTGGCAGCCGCCGTAGCTATTGCGACCCCAGACATCGACTGCCAGGACGCTGACCGAATGGAAACCCAGGCCACTGCTGTTGAGCCGGGACTTCCACAGCGCCCAGTTGTCCAGCTTGCGCTTGATGTGCTCGATGCGTGCCATCAGTTCGCCCCCAGATCACCATGGCCCGCGATGATGCAGACGTGTGCACAGCCCATCCGCGAGATGAGGCGCGAGACCTCGACCATGCGGCTCAGCCTGATGAAGGGCGTACCTGCCACCTGCCCCGCCTCTGTCGCCCAGAAGCAACCAGGCCGGCCAGCCAGCCCCATCCGCACCAGTCGCCACACCCGGGCGTCCTTCTCTGCATACCGCTGGATCGTCTTGTAGACCTCGGGCATTGAGGACTTGATGCGCTGCTGTCCCGCTGCAATCAAGGCCTTCTCCTGCTCCGTCCATTCAGTCTGACCGCTCCCATTTGCTGCGGCCCCACCCGTCTTGTTCATTTGTTCACCCTGTTCAGTCAAATAGATAGAGGGATTGCGAGTGGACTTGCGCACACGCGCGCCAGCGCCCAGGTGCGCCCACCTACGCACATCCGGGCTTTGGGGTGAACGGTCAATGACCAGGCAATGCAGCGGCTTCAACCCTTGAAATCAAGGCTTGGTATGGCTGTATGGCCCCAGGCGAAAGCCTGAACACCCTGAACAACTGAACAGATCAGCTCATGGGGGCATGGCAGGCCATCCCCGCCACTGCACCGCAGGCCGGGCGCACTGTCGCCCTGGCCACTGCATGGACGCGAATCACGCCTCCAGCCATGCAGGCAGTGCAGCGCGTTTCAGGCGCTGCCGTGTTGTTGTGAAGGAAATCAGAAGGGCTCATAGTCACCAGGCCACGCGGAGGACTGATCGCCCAGCCCGGCGGGCAGGGGCGGCAGGTCGTCAGGACGCGATCCCTCGGGCTCGGGCCTGGCATCGTCTTGCCGGGTCCAGTCTTCGGCCACTGCCTCCAGCTCGGGAGGCCAGACTGCAGGGCGGAAGTACACCCCCGACTCCAGCGCTCCATTGACACGCTGCCTGCCCTTGAACTCCCACCCGTTGCTCTCAAGCCAGGCCTCAACCTGGCCCTTGAGCGCCGGCGTGGCCTTGCCGATGTCCACGCCAAGGGCCTTGATCAATGCGTTGATGGGCACACGCTCTGCATGGGCGTTGATGAACTGGGCATTCATGCCGGCTTCCCGTGTCAGCAGCTTGAACAGCTCGCCATCCACCGCGGACTCCTGCAGGCGGCTTTCCTGCATGGGTACGAACAGGCGCTTTTCCTCGTCTTCGGAAGGGGTGTAGGCAATCCCGCCCTGCTGATACAGCGCATAAGCCTCGGCCATCAGCTGGCCCCGCATGCGCTCAAGCCATTCCGTCTTGATGACGTGGCGCACCGGGATCGGCCAGAACCGGCGATTGCCCGTGCGGTCGCGCAGGTACTTCTTGTCATTGGTCGAGCCCACCAGCACGCATTGCCGTGGGAAGGCCTGCGCTTGCTCGCCGTAGGCCACCCGGTAGTTATCGTTTTTGGACGATATGAATGCCTTGATGTCATTCACGTCCGCTTTGGAAAAGCTCGACAGTTCGCCCAGCTCGTACACCCATTTGCCGCGCACCTGCTCATAGGCATCCTTGCCTCGGCTCAGGTCGAACTTTGTATCGCTGTACCACTCCGGGCGCACGGCCAGCACCTCCACCATCGTGGACTTGCGCAATCCGCCCTTGCCTTCCAGCACCGGGCAATAGTCGAACTTGCAACCTGGCTGCATCACCCGCCAGATCATCCCCAACACCCAGTAGCGACCGACGAGCTTGAGGTACTCGGCCATCGACGGAGACAGCGTTTCCGGGGACTCGCCCAGCACATGAATCAGCCATTTGTCCAGGCGCGGCTCCCGGTCCCACTCCTGTTCCTGCAACCACTCCCGCACGGGATGGAAACGCTCGGTATAGGCCACCGTCGCAATGCCGTCTTTGATGTTCTGCGTTGACACGTCACCCACCTTGTAAACATCGTTGAGATACAAGCCGAGCAGCAGGGTGCTGTCGGCCTCCAGTTCGCCCGCTTGGGCATGAGCCCAGGGCCAGGCCTTGCGCACCTGGGTGCCCTTGGTCATTTCGTTGTAGGCAACGCATCCCTGCAGCTTGGGGTCGTTCTGCAGGGCGGCCACCACCAGGCTGCGGCGCAGATCCCAGCGCCGCTTTTTGCGGTCCCAGAACTGCCACAGCCAATCCTGATCGCCGGGCTCGCCGTCGTCCGCCGGCGGGTCCAGTGGCGGCATCACCCCACCGCCGCCCGTGCCAACGGGGTCAAGGGGTTTAGGCGGCTTGCCGTCGCCAGCTGCAGCCCCTGCAGGAGCGCCGTCCGCCTGAGCCGCCGGGGCGGGCAAAGGCTGAGCGCGGCCGAAGAACGCAAGCACGTCATCCGCCGACCACCCGTCTTCGACAATCGCATCCTTGCAGTCCCAGCCGCTCACCTTCTCGCCCGGCTTGGGGATAGGCAGCAGCTGCACCGTGCATGCGTGTTCATCGCGCAGGATCTGGCCGATGCCCAGCATTGCTTTCATGCCCGGCTGCTTGTCCTCGGGGAGCAGGGGCTTGCGGGCCTGCAGCGCCTCTTTTGCAGCGTCGTCAACCTTGACGCTCTCCTGCTCAGCCCGCGTCAACCGCTCGCGCTGCGCATCACAGTCCGGCCACAGCAGCACCGTGGACCCGGCAAGCCAGACCCACAGGGCCTTCTGCCAGGCCTTGCTGCCACCGGGCCAGCTGGCAACGCAATAGACGCCCGGGGCGGTCTGATCGAGCAGCTGCTGCAGCACCTCGGCCTTGACCTCACCCTCCACCAGGACCACCGTGCGCCCGCCTGGCAGCGCATGCCCCGGCAGGTACAGCGGCCGAGGTTCGTCCCACTGCTTCCACTTCCACTGCCCAGCACCATCGCGGGCTGACTGGCAGAACGTGTAGGGGAGCGTGTCCTTACCGCCATCGCTGGTCATGAAACGCGCGACATAGCCGTGACGCTCATCGCCGAGCCGGTAATCGGCCACATGCACCAGGTCATCCGCCTGCCGGTGGTAGTGCTGGAACGTTGCAGCGGGCGCATAAGCGGGCACGGGCACCACAGTGCTCCATCCCTCCTGCTCCCTCTGCGGCTTGGCCGCCGGCTGCGGCCGTGGATTCGCAACCGGCACAACCGCTGCCCCTGCAGCCGTCTTGACCAACCCCGCGATACTCTCAAGCCGCTCTTCACGCGCCACCTGAACCGCCGCCTTGGCGTTGCTCAAGCTGTGGATTGCCGCATAAAGGCTGATAAGGTCTCGGCCCTGCTCATCCGATGCGGCGAAGTCCGCCCATTGCCCTGTGATGAGATTGACGCTGCAGCTATCGCCCCGGCCTCCGCTCAGGTCCGCGCACTTGTACTCATGGCCGAGCACAGTCCCGCCGGGCAGCCAGCGCGGCACCAGGTTGTGAGCATTCTGCAGGAGCGCCTCGGCCAGCGCCTCGAAATTGATGGGGGGCAGTGGCTCCCGGTGCTGGGTCATGCAGCACCCCACGCGCCCGCAAGCGGACCAGACACGCCGGCGTCCCTAACACCAGCGACGTGCACAAACATCATTGACTATCCCCAGAGCTGCAGGGCCTGCGTCAGGCCGAAATTCGATTCGTTGGCGGCGTGGACCTGGTGCGGCAGCGCGTACTCCGCTGCGGGCCGATTACGGCCCGGCACTGTGCGCTCACCACAGATGGCAAGGCGGTGATACCGGCGCATGTCCTTGATGGTTCGGCTGGCGGCTGCAACACCGACGCCAGCCGCTTCGGCGATCTCGCGCATGGTTGGCCCCCTGCCCGGGGTCCACAGCCGCTCTACGGCCTGCAGCAATGCCTTGCTGATCTCTCCCGCCGGCCTCATGTGAAGTCCTCCGAGCGACCAGCAGCGCGGCGAGCGTTGCGGCGCAGGCGAAACACCAGTTCGATGATCTGCATGCACTGGGCCTCCAGCTCATCGCACTCTTGATCGTCCAGGCGCTTGTCCTCGGTGACACGCATGCCGATGTTTGCCAAGAGGCCGTTTTCGGCCGTGATCTGCATGATCTTTTTTTGGATCGCGGTAGCCTCACAGGCCCAACCGCCTTCAGGCGGTGGCGGCAGATGTGCGGCAGCCATGCCGAAGCGAGCGTTGAATACCTGCAGCCATCGCAGCGCCCCGGGCTCCCGTCGATCCAGCAGCCACTCGGACAACAACTCAAGCATCTCCGTGCTCAGCGATTCGCCATCTGCACCACGCAGACGGCGGCGCAGGTCCTCTGCATGGATGAACCGCTCACGGCGCTCGGTCAGGAACTTTGCAGCTTCGACCACACCACCGTCAGCGCTTCGGATCGCGTTGTAGAAAACGTCGCGCCAGTCGGCGCCGGAATAGCGGCGCGTCATGGCCGTTCCCCTTGAGTGCTAGAGATTTCAGGATGGCGCCCGCGAACCGTGCCGAAGACACTGCGGGCATGACGAAAAGAAAGCCCCACTCCAGCCAGCAACGCAAGCCGCACGCACCTGCCCGCGCGTGCAGCACCAAGTTGGGGAAGGAGACGAATCCCGGGCGGCGTTGCCGGGTGGCTGGAGTAGGGGAAAAGGCTAGGCATTGGCAACTCCCTCGCCCTCCGCCGCATCGGCGATGTGGCACTGAAGCGCAGGCGCTCTGTAGATGCTGCGCACGGTCTCAATGCCCGGATTGCGCGTAGTTCCCTGTCGGATCTTCACCAGCGTCGGCACAGGAACGCCGGTCTGCTCGAACACGTCACGAAGATCCCGCTGCCTGAGCTTCAGCAGCAGAGTGCGCACGTCATCAGAACTAGGGATGGAGATAGCCATCCGCCAATCATACCTAATACGGAATGGCCCGTGTCAAAAAAACATACCGCAAAAGATACGAAATCAACGATAGGCTCAATGGAGTCCACACTGGAGTCCGAACGCCTCATGCCCGCACACAACAGCAAGCCAGTCCTATGGGGGAACTTGACGACGCTGATGCACCAACAGTTCGGGGGCGAGAACCTCAACAGACTCGCGCGAGAGGCGAAGCTAAGTCCTGCAACAGCAAGCCGAATCAAGGCGATGGAAACGTCTGTGGGAATAGATGTGCTCGACCAACTGGCAACAGTGTTCGGCGTCGAGCCCTGGCAGTTGCTCCACCCTGATTTGGGCAAGAGTGCCAACTTCTCTGGTGCTGCAAGTCCGCTAGCTATGGATTTGGCACGTCAGCTAGATGGGCTACCCCCAGGAGATCAGCAAGAACGGGCATTCATGCTTGCCTCCCAGCTGATGCCTG